CGGCTTCCTTGCTGGGGTTGCGGCGCGCGTGCTTTCTCGGCGGCGAGCACCACCGGGTCGGAGACAGCATGGACTTCGTCGTCCGTGATGCTGATCATCGCTTGCGCCCACGACGGCACCTTGGCTTTGATGAGCACATTGATCGCAGCCTTCGCTGCGACGAATCCGGCATCGAGTTCGGCTTGCGTTGCCATACCAGCCTCCATTTGTGTTGATCGCGGCATGGGAAGCTATGCCGGGGGTGCATTGCGATCGCCGCCGGCGTGGCGCGCGCCATCACGCTTGCAGCATGCCGCTCAGAACCACTGCCGCCGCTTGCAGCGTGGACAACGACGCATCGAAGTCGGCCGCGATCAGCGCGAGATCGAGCGTCTGATAAAGTGGCTCCTTGCCGATTTCCTGCAGCAGATAGTCGATGTTCGCCGAGCCGTCGGCGTTCATGATCGCGCCACGCGCCGCCAACGGCAGCGTGTCGCTGGCGTCGTCGCTGATGGACCGCACGATGTTGAACGGAATGCCGCGCGCCGCAGCGAGCTTGGCGCCCCAATAGGACTCATCGTCGATTGCCCACGCGCCCGTTGCGGTAAAGAGCGCGGTGCGTTGCAACCGTGTGTCGGCCTGATCCGTGACGCCGGACGAATACCAGGGCACGCGCTGCACTCGCGACGCCCATGCAGCGGGTCGCGTGTCGTACTGGCTGCCGATGTCGCCGACACGAGGCACTGTTGCGGAGCGCAATGCGGCGAGCACTCGACTGCTCCAATTTCCATCGATCTTCGATGAATTGACGCCATCGGTGAGACTGGCCGCCACAACCACGTCACTAATCCGCAAGCCATAGGACAGGCCACCCGCCAGCCCGAACGAGACGATGCGCGTGCACGTGGCCGGGACGAGTGCCGGCAGATTGAGCTTGTCGGTGCCGCTGAGGATCAGCACATCGGGTGCGAACGCCGCCTTGGCGATGGCGGCTTCCTGCGGCATGCCGCAGAGAACCGCGATGCTCACGGATGCACCCGCGCCGCCTGGACGTGCATGGCGTCGATCGAGCCGGGTGACCAGTCGCCGCCCCAGATCCAGCCTTCCTCCTTGAACTTCACCACCAGGAGGCTGTCGTCGCGGAACAGATGCTTTTGCGCATGCTGCGCGTTGTCGGCCGCGTCCCAATCGATGGCGGCGGCAAAGGCGTGCATGGACAGCACGCCGCCGGTCGAACCGCGGATCGGCCGGTAATTGTAGCTGCCGTCATAGCGGTCATAGCGAAGCTGCTGGATCGTCGTCAGACTTTTGCCGGCCGCGTCCCAAATAGTGTTGAGCACCCGTGCCAGGCTTTCCGCACACTTCTTGTGGATGAGGATGTGCGGAGCGGCGATGCTGCCCATGTGCAGCGGCCATGGGCACGGCACATCGACGGTGTTGGCATGCAGCCAGTTCGCTTGGCGCGGATCGCCATAGAAGGCACGGCATTGCGATTGCAGCGGCCAGACATTGTTCATGGCTACGCTCCAGCGCCGGGCAGGAAGCAACGGATTTGCGTCTTGCCATCCGAGTCCTGATACGGCCACACGACGGCCCGCCCGAATTTGTTAGGTTCGGTGACTAGCGCTTCGTCGGGCACGTTGATCCACTGCCCGGCGATGCGGACGCGATAGCGCCCGGCGGGACCGTTGGTGTCCCAATCGACATCCTCGATGGCAACGCCGTCCGCGAACGAGCAGCACAGGCCTTTGCCGCTGGCGAGCTGGTCGAACCAGGCCTTCATTGGCGAATTTGCGAATTGTCCGTCATCGCGCGCGACGCATGGCTCGATGACGCAGACACAAAGCATCAACGCGGCGAAAAGTGCTCGCATGGGTCACCTGTTCGATTGTCGACGAAAAGTCGTGCCGCGGGAGTAGCCGAGGGACATGGCCCGCAACGGCGAAGCCCGCCGCTTCTTCAGCGGGGCGGATTTTGAGCGTTTCGACGGCGGGTGTTAGCTGAAGCCCGCTCGATACGGAAAGCGCGCGTGGCCTTATTCGAGCGAGCGGAGCGACAGGCCGATAAAAATTCGCGCCGAGAGCCAACCAATGGCCCACGCTCCCCTGCAGGCGCAGAAATAACCGGATTCCGCGCCACTGGCAGCGCAAGGCGTGACGGTGTAGCGCACGCGAAACCAAGACGGTACTTTGCAAGTTGGGTAAAGTGGATCGAGGCGACCAGGAATGCGACCGGGAATAGTCATGAGAAAGCTAGCAACGCTATCTGCAGTCATCGGTATGTGTCTCTTCCCTGGCCTTGCGTTGGCGCAGACGACCGGGTCGGTAAGCCTGATATTGGTGACCTGGGTGCAAGCGAAGGCGGGGGCGGAAGCGGCGCCGGGATTAGGCCCAACCGCACAGTCGGTCGTCGGTTCATTCAATGATTTGCCGACCTGCGTCGAAGCCGCCAAAAAGGCGCTGATGTCGGACGGCGCCACGGCGCTCGCGTTCAATTTCATCTGTGTACCAAACAAATAGCAGACGAGTGCGCGAGCGTCGGGTCGAACCGATAGAGATCAAAGTTCCGCGCTGGCGGTGTAGGAGCACATGAAGTAGCCGCCTCCGGTAGCGTTTGGCGTGCGTTGAGCAAACAGGTGATCGGCCTGAATCTCGGTGTAGCCAAAAGGCAGGGCCGCAAAAGAAACCGCCGTCACGGTATCAGCAAAGGTGCAGGTCGGCGCCGCACGCATCGGCGCGCCGAAGACCACGATGACCCCACAAGGGGTGGCGTTAGACACGTACCCCATGTAGGACAGCGCCCGCGTCGTGCCCACTTGGTAGTAGCGCATGCAGAACGACAGTGCGGCGCCGATCGGCGACAGCTCGGGCGGGGGCGGGCTTGAATTGAGCCCGGTCGAGACCCCGGGCGTCACGCGGATGTCGCACTCGGTGATCTGGACGGTTTTGGTGTTGGCGCCGAAATTGTTGCCGAAGTCGAAGCTGACTTCGAGTCCATTGAAGGACGACGCACTCGCCGAGAAGGTATAGGCAACCTGCGTCCAGCTGCTGGCGGGGCATGACTGCAAGCTGACCGCGCTGACATCCGTTGTCGCGCCGGACCAGTTATCGACGCTGCCCGCATGCTTGACCGTAAGCGCGGGCGTGATCGAGCCACCGCTGCCGTTGTAGACCTGCGCTTGCGCCGTCACCGTCTGGCTGCAATAGCGCGCCGCGATCAGGCTTTCGATCCGTTGCTTGATGACCAGATCGGTGACCGAGGTCGCGCCGGTCACCTGCAGGCTGTTCTTGGTCGTCAGCCGGCCGCTGGCTTGCGCCCAGGCAACGCTGGCCCCCGTCGGCACGATGTACCAGCCATCCGGTCCGATCTGCGTCGATGGACCGGCGGTCGTCGTCGCTGTTCCCGACGTGCCGCGCTGCCAAACATCCATCGCCGGATTGTAACAGCCATTGCGGCTTCCTCCCGGTTCGCCGATCGTCACGGTGCTGCCGGACGCCGTGACGGTGCTGCCGCCGCTCGCCCCGATGGTGACGGCGCCGCTCAGCCCGTTAACTGTCGTGCCGACCCGGTCGATGATGGTCCACTTGTTGTAGCCGTTCGATTCGATGGCAACATAGCCGTAAGCGGCGTTGATGACGGCGCTGGCCACGCCGTCGATGAGGTCGGAGCCGGCGGCGGCGAGCGTGATCGTCACCGTCGCCGAGCAGGCGCCGGATTCGTCGACAACCAACAGCCGCGATCCGGTCGGGAACGTACTGGCCGCAGGCAGCGAGACGGTGCGCGCCGCGGTGATCGTGATATAGGCCACCGTGCGGTCGGTGGTCAGCGCGGAATAATTACCGTCAGTGACCTGGGTTCTGGTGTTGGTGACAACCTCGGCAAGTTTTGCTGCCGACCAGCCGCCGGCCGTGGCGCCGTCCTGCACGACAACCCGGTTGGCGGTGGTATCGATGACCATCTCTCCGGCGGCGCCGACAAAAGCGGCGACTTGCGACGACGATCCGCGCCGGTATTGGACTTGAACTGCTGTTGTCATCTCGTCTCCTCACGTCGTGCCAAAATCGAGGTCGCACTCCACCGCAAGCGCCAAGCTGCCGAAATCGTCACCGGTGGCGGCCGTGGTCGTCACCAGACCGAAATCCCACGATCCGCCGCTGAGCAGGATCGCCTGCGCCACCGGGTGATCGACGGCCGCGCCGGTCGGCGTGTAGGTGTAGGCGGTGCAGCTCGACAGCGCCTGCAGACCGCCGCCGAACACATTGAAAGACTGGAATTTCAGATAGAGGGTCTTGCCGACATATTGCGGCGGCAGGTCGTATTCGAAGATCGCTAAGTCGAGCCGTGCAAATGGCGCACCCGACGCATGCGATCCCACCGCCGTGCCGTAGAGGCCACGATAGAGCGTCGTCAGCGCATAGCAGTTGGCCGAAGTCAGCGTCGCCGTCTGATAGGACACCAGCTCCGACCCGACGACGCACAAGGTGTTGCCGAGCTGGGCATCGAGAGCGCTGCCGCTCGCCAGCGCGCCGCCGCTTTCCGCCAGATCGACGGCAATGGCGTCGGACGTATCCGGGTTGAGCCCGCTATAGGATGCCAGCGCAGCCGTAAGCACGCCTTGCCGCGCCGGCGCGTTGACGGTGCCGATCTGGCTATAGGTTGTGCCGTCAAGCGACAGCCACACCTCGGCGCCGCCCCAGTTCGGATCGGCGACGCCGCCGCCGCCACCGGAAACCGCAAGCCAGATTTGCGGAGTGCCCCCGACCAGCGCCGACGGCGGCTCGATGATGACCGGCGCATTGACGGAATCGGTTCCGACATTCCGATTGATCGGATTGTTGCTGACCGGCTGCGTGGCATAGCGCGTCGCCGTCGCGGCGCCCAGCGGGAACTCCTCGGCAGTGACGCTCAAAAAGCCGTTCTCGTCTTCCTCGATCTCGGTGATGCGGATCGGCGCGTTCGACAGTCCCAGGATGACATCCGACACCGTGACGAGATCCATGGGATCGAGCAGGCAGTATTCCCATGATAGCCGGAACTTGTAGGTGTTGCGGATATAGACGGCGCGCTGAAGAATGAGCTGCCCGGATATGAGAGCGACATTCTGATCGCAGATCTCGTGTGCGGTCACGACCGGCGCGATGCGCATACCGTAAAGCTCGATGGCATTTTGGTCGCGCGACTCAACGGTCGTCAGATTGTAGGCGTTATCGCGCTCGGCGATCTCCAGACGCCAGACGTTGTAGGCCTCGTACGGATCGGAGCGCGAGACCTGCAGCGGATCTTCATTGCTTTCGATCTTGTAGTCGTCATCCCCCAGATCGTAGATCGGCGTGATATCGGGGCTGAAGGTGATGCCGTTGCCGGTGATGGCGCTGTCACCATAAGGAATGAAACGCAACAGTCCGCCGGACCAGACCGCCGCCGTGTTCGTAAGCTGCAGCCATCTTGCCAGGATGCTTGAAGCCTGTTCTTGGTCGACCAGCGCCGGGCTCAATGCCAGGCCGTTGGCGCGGCAATAGGTTTGATAGGAGGCATCGTTGCCGCCGGTCGGGCTGAACAGCGTCGTTGCGTCAATGCTGCCGCTCGGGAAGCCGACACCGAACTGCGCATTGGTGAGGAAGTCTTCCACCACCAGCGCCGGGTCGGCATCGACAAAGCCATAACCGCTGCCGCTGCCGGTGGCATCGGAGGAATTGTATTGTAGCTGACCGTAACCGCTCCCATAGCGAAGGCCCTGGACCTCGAAGTTGTGATTATCGAGGGTGGCGCTGTCGCTGAGGTCGTAATTCTCGGCCGCGACATAAGCGGTGGCCTGATAAGCGAGCGCCTGCGCGGGATAGGCAGCTTCGAGATAGCTCCAGGGGCTCTGCGGCGTCGAGCCGTTGAACAACGATAGCCCGAGCCCGCTAAGCGTGTAGATCGATTGCCCCTTCCAAATCTGATTGATGCCGGCAATCGGTCCTTCGCAAAGCGCCATGATGACCGATGCGCTATAGGTATATTCAGTGCTGGCGCCGCCAAACAGGCCGCCCTTGCCGCCGCTGCTGCCGCCATGGGTTTGAAAGTCATCGTACCAAATGACGTTCGGCGCGAGCTTGGACAGGCCCCACACCACCGGGATCGGCAGCGTGTTGACCGCGGTCTGGATTTGCAGGCCGGTATAATCCGGCGTGGTCGACTGCGCCGACCCGCCACCAAACAGGCCGCTCATGGCTTGCTCGCCCAATAGCTGAAGTATCGCGGCTTGCGAACGGGATCGCTGAGCACGCTGTTATGCGCGATGTCCTCCTCGAAAACGCGGCGGGCCGGGAAATAAGCGTGCACGATCTTGAGCGGCGCGACGCTTGTCACGATGCCGCCGTGCGAATAGCAGCGGCCGTAGCGGAACACCATGACGTCGCCGGGCTCCGGATTGTCGACTTCGGCACAGCGCTCGAACACAAAGCCGAGGTAGCGTTCCTCGCTGCGGTGCAGATGCCAGTCGGGCGCATAAGGCCGCGGGTCGAACGGCGCGCACAAGCCGGTATCGACGAACACGCGGACGATGAGCATGCCGCAGTCGACGCCGACGCCCTTGAGATCGGCGCAGTTGTGGTACGGCGTGCCGATCCAAGATCGCGCCGCCGTGACGACGGCGCCGCGCTGTGTTGTTGCGATGTCGTGCATTTAGACGGCCATCTGCGGCGGCGGCACATAGGGGAAGCCGCGAAAATTTGTGAGATTGTTGAACTTGCTCTGGCAGGTGCCGGGGGTGTGATCGCAGCCGGAATAGACCGTGAATGTGTCACCAGGCGCCGGCACGCTTTCCAGCGGATAAAGCAACGCCAGCGATACCCCGGCCACGACCGAGCCGACTGTCGCGGTGGCGCCGATATTGACGCCCGACGTGAAAGCGATCGACCCCTGCTGAAAGTTCTGGCTCGCGCCCGACCAGTTGATAACCGACGCAGTCGACACGCCGCCGACCGCGCCATTGGTGCCATAGGCATTCTTCACCAGCGTGCAGCCGGAATCGTAGAGCGTGTGCAGGCAGGTCGGCTGATAGACATTGCGCGGCATATCGATGTCGAGCAGCACAAGGTCGGAATTGATCGTGAGCTTGGCGCTGCTACGGCCGATCTGATCGACGGTGCCGAGCCGGCCTTTGAATAATGTCACCGCACCGATCGCCGTGCCGCCGATGAAGTCCAAGAAGAAAATGCGCTGACGCGTGATTTCGCAGCCGTCGAATGATCCGTCGCGCAACGCCTGCAGAAACGGCACGCCGCCGCTAATGGTATCCGTGGACCGAGCCGCGACCGTGATCTGTTGCTGATCGACCTCTAGCCCAACCGAAGCCTTGTACTTGAGGCCGTCGACCAGGACCGAATTGGCAAGATAGGTGCTGCCGTCGTAACTGAACGTTACGTCGACGTTGGTGTAGCACAATGTCAGGCCGGACAGCATCGCGAACGTGAATGCATCGGCCATGCACAGCGGCGCGTCCGGCACGCTGCGCGCGTTGTTCAGATGAGTGACGAGCGCAGGGGATGCCGGCTTCATGACTTCACGCTGCGAAATTTCATGCTGTCGAGCTTCCACAGGTTCGACATGAATTCCTCAAAATCGATCTGGTCGTCGAGAAAGCGGCAGTTGAATGCGTAGGCAAAGTCCGCCGACAGTGCCGTTCCCGCGCCCGGAGCCGCGGTGAACGTCAAGTTATTCGGCGTCGTCAGGCTGTAGCTCGACACCGACTGCACCGCGCCGTTGAGATAGACATTGGTGATTGTGGTCACCCAGCCGACCGGCTCAAGGAAACCGCCCAGCGAGCGCATCATGGTGAACGCGGTGGTGCTGCCGTCGCCGGTCGCAAACGCCTGGCCGGTGACCGCGTCATCATCGGGATCGGCGTAGAGAAACGTGCCGAACTGGCCCTGGAGCTGAAGAAAGAATCCCATCAGGCTCTGCAAGCTCGATGCGCCCAGGCCGGCGAATGCGCTCGCCGCCGAGCTAAGGCCGCTATAGACCGCCTCGAACTCGTAGAGCGGATAGCTCATGAGCGCGACGCGAACCTCGCGGCCGGAAACGTGTGCCGCCACCCGCGTCGCAAAGCCCGGCTTCTTGTGCCGCGACCAGGTGAGCCCAGGCAGGGTAGGCAGAAACGGCGGAGCGCTCATGAGCGCACCGTGCGCAATTTCAACGATTGCAGCGCATAGAGTGTCGTCATGAATTCCTCCACGTCGGCGCTGTCATCATCGAAGCGGCATAGCAGGCACCAATGGAAATCGGCCGAGATGACGGCATCTGCGGCCGGTGCCACAGCGAACATCACGGCCGCCGCGAATGGGGTGGTATTGATGGTGTAGCCGCCCGACTGCGCCACGCCGTTGACATAGACTGCCGACACCGCACCGAGATTTGCCGGCGTCAGCACAAAATCGCCGATTGCAACACCGAATGGGAACGAGGTCGATATCCCGTCGCCGATGCCGAGCGGCTGCGCCGCAACAGGCGACAATGTCGGCGGCTCGAACAGGAACGAAGCGCCCTCGCCCCGACATTGTGCAAAAAAGCCGATGATCGCTTGCAGCTCGCTGTACGGCGCCGCCATGCGCAGCAAGTCGTAATTCAGCTCAATCTGCCAAAGCGGCGCGACGTATCTGGCCGCGCGCAACTCCCGGCCGGAGACATGCAGCGCCGTCGCGGTCGAAAAGATCGGCGAATGCGTGACCGACCATCCGAGCGTCGGCACCGATGGAAAGGTCGCATAGGACGGCGGCGCCGGCGGATCATCCGGCACCGGCGTCGCGATGAACGGTCCCTTGCCGCCAAGCCAATTCCCCGACGCCCAATTGGCTGCGTCGCCCCACACGCCGTCCAGTTGCGGAAACGCCGGGAATGGTCGGGCGTCCCAATTCCAGACCGACATGAACGCGGTCTGCAGCATCGGCATGCCGCCGCTCGAGGTCTCATTGTTGCCGTCGGTCACCCAGTATTGGTAGATGGCCTGCAACGCGAGCAGATAGAGACTATCGTCGCGCCGCGGCCAGTAATCATTGGCATCGCTTTGAGCCGGGTCCCAGACCGACCAGAACGGGGTAAAGCTCTCGGTGGAGACCGGATCGAAGAAGACGTTCGGTTGGTTGGTGGCGCGGTCGCAGGCCGGAAAGCCATATTCTGCAAACGTGATCGACTTCGATTGCGCTATCCACGCGGTAGCGGGGCCGTGCGGCGCCCAGCCGGAGCCGTCGCCATCGTCATAAATCGCCTGGTGTGGATTATTCCACCACCAGCGCAGTTGCTTGTTGGCGAGAAGTTGCTGATTTGCCGCGTAACTGCTTCGCGATTGCGCGAGCCGGTCGCCCTGCGGCAACGAAACGCGCAGATCGGTGCCATTCGGATCGAGCCCAATTCCGAGATTGGTGCTGTTGTTGTAATACCAGTTGAATTTCTCGCCGCCTTCGATGTTCGCCTTGAGATAATCAAGACTGTAGATGGTCGGCTGGCCGCTCAGGCCAAGGCCGCCACAGATTGTCGATGACGGCGGCCAGCTTCCGGCAGGCACCGGCTCGAGCCAGTTCTGTGCGTCGAGGCCGCCGTCGCCGGTGGTCCAATCCGACAGCGGTAGATAATTGTCGAATGAGACGAGATCGATGTTGTCGTGGGCATAAAGCTGATCGAGGTGCGGCCATTGGCCGTTTTCTCCCGGATGCTGATAACCCATCCACGCCGACCAATCGGCGGAATAACTGATGAGATTGTGCAGGCCGGTGGTGTCTTTGGTCAGGCCGGCGCCGTCGAAGATGCCGCGCACGTCGTCGGATAATTGCATCAAGCCGGCGACAAACGGATAGTCCCAGGTCACCTTGCCATCGCCGCCAGTGGTGCCGGCCTTGGTCCAGCCGGGGCCGCGGATCGCCTCCAAGCCGCGCAACTCCGAGCCGATCAGGAACAGATCGACGCCGCCGGCGACCACGCATAAATTCGCGTAGTGCAGGATCATCCGCCGCCATGTGAAATCGGTCGGCGCGCCGGAATAGGCGACCGTCAAATTCGTAGCGTCGCGGGTAAACTCCGACGCCGACGCCGCGCCGAGGAAGGCAGTGACGGCCGCCGTCGCAGCGCTCGATATGTCACTGCCGTTGTAGGTGATGCGACCGCGCCACGGCTGTCCGACAGCCGTCATGAGGAGAAAAGGATAGAACACGACGCGCAGCCCGCGCGATTTCAGATCCAGGATGCAGCGGACGATCGACTGATCGGACGGCGTGCCGCCATAGATAAAGTCGCCGGCTGCATCGGTTGGAATGGCGATCAGCCCCGGCGACGCCTGCGTAAGACCCGAGCAACGCCAGACGTCCGAGGCGCCGGATGCCCGCATGAACGAGCCGCCGATATAGGTGGTGGACGGGTAGATCTGGCACGCAGTGATGTCGGTCGCGTTGCCGAACCACGACACCACCATGGCAACGGTGGTGCAGCCTGGAAATTCAGCCTGCAGGTTGTCGAGCGAGATGGTGTAGTCGGTGACGGCTCCGGCGCCGCCGGACGCATAGCGGTTGATCGACGTGAAACTCGATTCTGTGACGCGCCGTCCCAGATAAGCAATCGTGTCGTAGGTGAATTCGCCGGTCGACGGCAGCAGATTGACGCCGTTAATGTAACCCATCGGTCGCGATCACGGATTGACGGCGCGCAACCCGAGATGGGCGCCGCGCTTGACCGCGTCATTGATGGCACGCAGCATGTGCCTCGAATTGTCATTGAAGAAACGCGCCACGCTTTGCGAATCGAGCGCGGAGACGTTGATGCTCACCGGCGCATGGATTTGCGCTCCCATATTCGCTCCGGTGTACGGACCCGAGCCTCGCGCCGCCGGCACGATGGTCTCGCCGGGATGGATGAGAGCGAGGCCGCCGCGCACGACATAGTCCGTGCCGACATCGAAGATCGCCGCGGCCGAGACCGAGGCCTGCGCCGCCGCTGCGGGCCCGGCGGCCGCCGGCCCCATGGTCGGCGCCAGAAAAGCGAAAACGCCGGCGAAAGCCTGGCCGGCATCGGTCATGATCGCCCTCATGGCTGCCGCGGCGTTGGCCAGAATGCCGGTACTCGACGCCGACTCGTCGGCGGCGGCGCGGGCCGCCGCACCGGTCGTAGTGGCCGTGGTCTGGGCGATTTCCGCCGCAAGCCATTTCACCACCATCTGCTCGGCCATCTCGATGAACTTGATGGTCAAATCCTCGAGCACTTTCTTCATCGCCGTCTGCCAGCTCGTGGTTCCCTCCAACAGGCCGCGGATTTGCGAGTTGAACGCACTCGTCAGGCTCGAGAGATAACCGTTCCACAGCGCTTGCTGCGCGGCGATCGATTGCTCGTCGAGCCGAAGCATGTCGGTGCGGTGCTTGGCCTCCAGTTCCGCGATCCGGTCGATCACGTTTTGGCGTTGACTGAGGCTCAGGCTGTCGAGGCCTGCTTCCTGTTCCAGGAGAGCGAGCTGCGCCTGGTATTCCTTCTGCGTTTCCGCTTCCAGCAGCGCGAATTTCTGGTCCTGGGTGATCTGGAACTGGCTGACCTCGGCATCGAGCACAATCTTCTTCTGCGCAGCGCCTTGCTGCAGCACCTTGATCTCGGTGCCGATCGCCTTGACCTGCGCGGCGCTGCGTTGCGCCGCCGTGCCCATGTCGGCGAAGGCTTTGGCGCATTCGGACAGCTTATCGGCCGGGAGTGCCGCACCGAACGCTTCGCTCAATCGACCGAGGCTGCTGCCGAGGCCTGCCACCGGCGCGGTTAGTCCGGCAAGCGAATCGCGGACTTGCGCAATGCCGGCCAGCGCATCGTCGGTCGAAGCGCCGAAGTGAATTTCAACGTCATTGTCGTCAGCCATGGCGTGTCCTTTGCCGTCTTATCGGATGGCGCCGCTCGGAAACATCGCGAGGAGTTCGTGATAGTTTTTCGACTGCCTGGCGCGCGGCTTGTAGCCAAGGTAAGCGGCGGCCATTCGGCGCAGCGGCGGGCATTCCGCCCAAGCGCGGTTGAGATCCTCGAGAAAGCGGATGTCGACCTGGTCGAGGACCTGATCGCGGGTCCAATGCAGTTCGATCACGAGATCGGCGACGAGCGCACGCCAGTCGAAGGCATCGAAGCGCTCGCCGCCACCGTTTCCCCCGCGGTGGCGTCCACCTTTCGGCCGCCGGCCTGTTCGATTACCACCGGCAGCGCCGCAACCAGTTCGGCGATGGTGATAGGAAGATCAAAAAATTCGTCGCGGGTCAGGCCGGGATAGGCGCGGCGAAGTCCATGCCAGAGCACCTCGGCCAATGGGATGAGCCGCTCGCCGGACAGATTCTCCGCCGTGATTCCGGACAGCTTTGGCACGTAATCGGCAATGGCTAGGATCTGCCGCAAGCTCAGTGGCGCAATATGAAAGTCATGCCCGCCAAGCCGCACCAGGCGGGCTGTGGTCGGGTCAACCGAATCATCGCGAGTGACGGGCACCTTTAGAGCCTCCTTCACGTCCAGCATTAAGCTGATTTTCAACAGCTTGGGATGAACTATCATTCGACTGTTGAAGTCATTGATGTTACGCAATAAATTCTGTTTCACCAGTTCAGCATAGAACCTCATGGAACTGTTGAAATGCTTTATTTTCAAGAACTTAACGTTGATCAGTGCCGCGAAGTCGTTAACACCCACCAGCGCTATGCGACGTATCGCGCCGCCGCTGACCGGGCAAAGTCCTACCGGGGTTCCATGGTCTGGAACGAGATCAACGGACGCGACTACTTGGTACGAGGCCACTACGACAAATCCGGTCTTCGGCGCCAAACGTCGCTTGGCGTCCGGTCCAAGAAGACCGAGGCGATCAAGCACGAATTCGATCGCGCTCGATCCGAAGCGCAAGACGAACTCAAAAATCTGAAGGCCGTTATCGCCAGACAGTCGGCGATCAATCGCGCTATCGGGTTGGGCCGGGTGCCGTTACTGGGCGCCAGGATTATGCGGGCGCTTGACCAGGCCGGCATGCTCGGCGCCGGTATTCGCATCCTCGGCACCAATGCCATGTATGCCTACGAAGCTGCATCGGGCGTGCGCATCGACCCTGGTCTGACCACCAGTGAAGACATCGACCTTCTGTTCGATGCCCGCGGCGGGCTGACATTCGCAGCCGACGAGGAGATATCGCACCAGTCGCTGTTGCGTCTGCTTCAGAAGATCGATCACAGTTTTCGGCGTTCAAATGAGACGTTCCGCGCCAGCAACCGTGATGGCTATCTGGTCGATCTGATCAAACCGCTGCGCAATCCTTCATGGCGCGATGAGAAGCGGCAGCTGAGCGAAGATATTGGCGATCTTCTCGCCGTCGAAATCGAGGGCCTTACCTGGCATGAAAGTGCGCCTGCTTTCGAAGCCGTTGCCATCGATGAAAGAGGCGAACCATTCCGCATTGTTGCGACCGACCCGCGGGTATGGGCGGCCCACAAACTTTGGGTCGCACAACGCCCGGATCGCGAGCCGATCAAACGCCGACGCGATGAAGCACAGGCGCGCGTCGTTGGCCGGCTGATTGCGGAGTACATGCCGCACCTGCCCTATGACGCGGATCAGTTGCGCATGCTACCCAAGGCCGTGTTCGACCAAGCGGTACCGTTGTTTCGTACATGATGCCGGATGTTCAGCGGCCCGAGGTCGCTTATTCGCTGAGGCTGATGGTCCCAATGTTGTTCGAGGCGTCGGCGATGGCCTGAAAGTCGAACTCGGCCACAGTGAATTTCTGGTTCGAGAACGGCAGCGACAGTTTTGGCGAAACGCAGGCATTGAGCTTCACCAGTAGGTCTTTGCTGACGCCGAAGTAACTGAACGTTTCTTTGAGCGAAATCTCGAACATCGGCAGCGGGCCGGTGAGCTGGTTGGTCAGGCTGATCTTGTTGCCCGATGCGACCGTGTAGCTGTAATAGATCAAGACCGCGGTGCTATTGTCGGCCGAGTCGAAGCTGTAGACCCCGCTCGCCACGCTGTACTGGCCCTGCGTCGGTGAAGACGCGACCGGCGAAAGTTGTGCGCCTGTCGTGGCATAGAACACGCCATAATCCTCGACGAAGCCCGAACTGTTGGTGACGGTGACAGATCCGGACGCGACGGTGTCGCTCTCTCCGGTCGTCATCTCCAGCATGCTGTTGGCGGTCAGGGTCTGGCCGAGGAAAAGATTGTTGATCTGGGTTGCCTGCAGGCGCGCGAATTTAGCCTTGCCGGTAATCTTGAACTCGCCGCCGCCGGCAGCGACCGCCATGTTGTATTGCCCGAGCAGGGTCTCGATCTTACGATCGAAGTCGAGCGAGACATCCTGCAGGGTGCCGAGGAGGCATGGCGGTGTACCGGTCACGTCGGTGCGTTTGCCGATCAGGGTGCCGCTGCCGAAGGCGAATTGGGTCATGGATGGATTCTCCTTGGAGTGTTTGGGGAGCGATTGGCGAGGGGTGAACAGCGAGCAAGTGCGGATCGGGCGAGCCGCCCTCCTCAGCCGCCGTTGCCGCTCGCTATTCGAAATCTGTCAGGGGACGAGTATCTGGAACGGAATCGCGGCGACGGCTTTGCCGTCGACGTCGCCGGTGTCGATGAAAACTGGGCCGAGCGGATAGCAATGCGCGACCAGGCCCCCGAGGGTCTGCTTATTGCCGTTGAGCGCATCGGCCCCGTTCGGTGCCACCGCCGCGTCGATCGCATCAAGCAGCGTGTTCATCGCGGTATCCGGCACATCCTGCGGGTCCATTCCGGCGGAGAGATAGATGAAGACGTGGGCATTGACCGTGAGCGTCGGCAGCCCTTCGCTCTGTCGGCCGCGCACCTCGCCGGTCTTGAGCAGGGTGAGAAACGGCATCTGCGTTTCATTGACCTGATCCCAATGCACGAAGCGCCGGCTGGTCGCGGTGAAATCCGCCGCGCCGGCGACGAGATCAAAGAAAGCGACCGAAATCTGTTCGCGAGTGATCGGCATAAAACATCCTTGCGTGGCCGATTGGCAGATTCTCAACGCACTGTGTCAGGCACGAAAGCAGGTTGACGCGCCGGCGGGAGCTGCGTTTATCGCGTGGCTTCCCCCACTGCTTCGCTTAAGCCGTCGCGGATTTCGTCCGCCATCTCGGCAAGCGACGAGCGCATATACGAACGTTCCGGCATGGTCACCGCCGGCAAGTTGACGCGCGCCGCGAACACCTGCTTGCCGCCAATGGCAAAGGCCAGCGCCTTCGCTTTGTTCGGCACGATCTGATGCGGCGGAATGGTGCCGCCGTATTCGTGGATGGCGGCGTATTTCACCTCGGCGGATGCGGCGACGCGTACCGACACGCCGTTGGGGATTTCCTCCACGCTGGCAACGATCGAACCGAGCAGCGCGCCGCTTTTTTCATTCAGCACGTCCCCGGACAGCTTTTGCCGGATCTTTTCCTGCAGCGCTGCCGCGAGCGCGTTCGCCTTGTCCGACAGCGCCTGCCGCAGCCGGTCCGGCATGGCATCGAGCTTGGCGGCATAGTCATTGCGCAGGGAAAGTGCGAGCATCGCGAATGCCCTCGGTCTTGAGCCTAAAGCGTCCCCAGCCATATGATGAGGATCGAAATGCAGAAGCCGCCAGCGGCTGCGACAGCCAAAGCGGCCGCGGCATAGGCGGCCGGTGGCGACCGCGCAACAGCCAGCATTCGCGCGGCGAGCACAAAGCCGCCCGCGCAAAGAACAGCGACGACCAGTCCGAGCGAACACATCGAAATTGCTCCTGATCCAAGAGGCGAGACATGCCTGAAGCGCTAGCGATTTCGAAGCCGACACAGCAGAAAAGGCTTGCCGTGTTCCTGGACGGCACCTGGAACAATGTCGGCGACGACACGAACGTATGGCGGTTGAAGTCGCTGTGCGCGCCGACCGGTACCGACGGACTGTCCCAGCTTGCGTACTATGAGAGAGGCGTCGACGGTTTCCTCGGCGGGTGGTTCGGCAAGGGCTTGGACCAGAACATCACCAATGCCTACCAATGGCTGATTGATCACTACGACTCTGGCGACGACATATTCATCTTCGGCTTCAGCCGCGGCGCCTATACGGCGCGGAGCCTGGCCGGCTTCATCGCGAAGTGCGGTTTGCTCAGAGCCGGCGGCGCGCTCGGCGTGACGCAGCTTTACCAAAGATACCGCCGTACCGACGCAAGGACGCTATGGGCGCTTCTGGACGCGGGCGGCACCGGCGCCGACCTGACCCGCGAAGAGCAATGGATGTTGAAATACTCGATGCCGGTGCACATCAAGCTGGTCGGCGTCTGGGACACGGTCGGTGAGCTGGGTATTCCGCTGTTGAGTATTCCGGGCATCAGCCGTTCGACGCTCGGCTTTCTCACCACCGGATTGCGGCGGCCGATCGATAGCGGATTTCATGCCTTGGCTATCGACGAACACCGGCGCGCCTTCTCGCCGACGCTGTGGACGGTGCGAAGCTCGGGCAATCCGGGTCCCGACGATCCGCCGCCGCGCGCCTTATCCAGTGTCGAACAACGCTGGTTCGTCGGCGCCCATGCGAACGTCGGCGGCGGATACGAGAGCGATCCGCTGCCGCAAATTCCGCTGCGCTGGATGATGAGGAAAGCGTCGCTCCACGGACTTGCCTTCCGCAACGACATCGAACTCGACGGCGACGAGGTCAAAGCGGATATTTGCGATTCCTATCGCGACTTCATGTATGGCCTCTATCGCTGGTTCAGCCCGCCTTATTACCGGCCGATCGGCGCACCGCCGACGCCCACCGCGGACGGCACCCATTGCAACGTCAACGAGACGATCGATGCTTCCGTTTTTGAGCGCTGGAACAATGACACCAGCTATCGGCCACCGAATTTGGCCGAGTGGGCCGCACGCAACCGGGTGGGAATTTCGACGCTGACGAACTCGGTATTGACTGACAAACCGGACACCGCCGCGCCGGATTGAGACTGTCTGCGGCTGAGCTCGATCACATTCCCACCACGCTGCGGTACGGATCGAGCGAGCCGCGGACAAAATCCGGCATGTCTTTGAGGCTGTACGACGCTGTTTGCTGGCCCTGCACCGTTTGCGCGCTCTGCCCGACACGGGTGCGGTAGCGGTAGCGCTCCGCCACCCATTCGATGCAGGCATTGTTGATCGCGGCTGGAATGAAGCCGTAGGAGATCAGCACGCCGGCGCCGGCATCGGCCGCGGCGAAGGTATAGACGCCGCCCGATACATTATATTGGCCCGCGCTGGGAGCGCCGGCCACCGCCGCCACCGCCGCGCCGTCGGCGTAAGTGACGCCGGCATCGCTCGCCCAGGGGCCGAACGGCGCGGCGGCCGTCACCGCATAAGGGCCGGGCACCGCCGGGACTGCCGCGGCTTCGTTCTCGACCGCATAGCCCGCGGTGTAATCCACCAGCACGTTCTGCCGGCCGTTGCGATAAAAGGTATGGAACACATCGAGCGCCTGCGGCCGGCCGGGCGGCAGACCGTCCCAACGCTCGACCAGATAGCCCTTCGCCCAGGGCGTGCCGGCGGCGGGTATCGGTGCCGCGGAAATCGAGGCGCGATCAATCACCAGCGACGACACCGCCAGCACCGGATAATGACGCAGGTAAAGCCGCGTTTTGCCGTTGCCGTCGAGCCGTTCGACGAACAGGTGCGGCATGAGCGCCGGCCGGCCGAGATAGGCGGTGATCGCGCCGCTCACGTCGGTGATCAACCGCGCGATCAGCGCGTCGTCGGACGAGCCGATACCACTCGAACCTGAGAGCCAGGCTTTGATGTCGGCAAGCGCCGCGAGGTCGGATGCAGCCATGGTCTCAGTTCTCCGCTGACCTTTTCCTGGCGGGCGTTCTGCCACGCCGCGGCGTGCTGGCGCCGCCGCCCGCCTTGACCGCGATCTCGACCTGGACGAAGCCGAAGCATTCGATCAACAGTGCGCCGACCTCGGGTTCGACCTCGTAGATGCCGCCGCGCGGCGTAATCGCGACGCCGGCAACGCACGGGTCGCCGACCCCGTCCGGGGCTTTGAGTTTCATGACAAACCTCGTTTGATGGGTAAGCCGCCCGCATGGCGCTCTTCGGCGCCGAGAAAGCGCGCGGCGGCCAGTCTGGCGGCGCGAAACTGTGCGGTATTATGGCGTAAACGTCACAAGCAACGGGCGCTTACTTCGGTACAAAGACACCGCAATTAAGATTCCACAACGACATACCGGCGTCTCCAGCTTGTGGTTGAAGACGCGAGTCAACTATAGCCTGCAGCATTCGTCTCGCCGTTGCCGGTTCGACCGCCAAAGTCGCCTTTCCGCGTAGATAGTCTCTTGGCGACAAATTCCTAGGCATTATGCCGCTGATGCTCCTTTAAAGGAGCGTCAGCCGAGTACGAAGAACAACAATTTTCTTGTCACTTCGGCGAGAATATACCGCGATCGAGCATCGTAAGACACATCCCCGCGTCACCGGCCTGCGGCTGTCGACCCGAATTAGCGATTGTCTCGATTGTTCGCCGCGATTCCTTTGGTGCTACCGCCAGAGTCATTCGTGCTGCCTGCAAGCGAACTTGCGTATCGGGATGATCGAAAAGGGTAAGTAAAGCAGTACGTTCGTCTCCCGGGCGGTTCTTCAATTCATCGCGGATTGCTACCATACGATCAAACAGACGATTGAACTTCCCTATATCACCTGCAAACAAGGCCCTGCTTTGCTCTACACAGATTGCAGCAAAGCGCTCCACCAGTTTCGCAACCGTCAATTTGGCAACGTAGTCGCGCTTCATGGTATCAACACTCTGAACTGGACAAGCGCATCCTTTCCGACGCGTATACGCTCCTCCCAAGACTTGCCTCGCAGATAATCTCTGGGCGATTGATAATCAAAATCCGCATTTTTCGTAGCAAACAATGTTTCAGCGTGGGAACAAGAACCAAGTTATCCGGACCATCGATCACACTTTGAGGAAATCCATCCTGAGCAGCCGAAGTCTGCTCGACGATATGATGGACATCATATCCCGATTGAGGGCTTTGTGCAGCCTCCTCCAATTCCTCCAAGGTCTTTGGTGGATCAAGATAGGAGTAGACTAAGGAAAGAACCGGCAATCCGTACAGCTTAGAGCTTGGAAAAGTTGGATCACCGGGTCGCGGCGTTGCGCGCCGGCCCGGTGATGACGAATACAGAAATGGTGAGGCGGGATTGGCCGCCGTGCACCCTACCCCGCCGCGATATTGGCAATCACCGTCAGGGACGGCGGGAAATAGTGCTGCAGCACCTCGTCGGCGTAAACGCCGGTCTCGTAGCGGCGGGCCCGCGGCGGCCATTCGATCTGATAGTAGTCCTGCCGGGTGCGGATCTGCACGACATTGCCGACATTGGACAACGGATAGGGCAAGGTGCGCGCCGTCATCAGCACGGTGCCGGCCGGCATGTTTGGATGCACGCGGATGTCGATGGTCTTCGGCCCGGCCATCGAGAACTTGTTGAGGTAGGTGCGCACCATGACGCCGCCGCCCAACGCGCCCTGGTCGCTTTCGAACACGAAGCGCTGCGCGGCATTGGCGTTGCCGGCGAGGATCTTGGTCGACAGATCGTTGGCGACCTGCGAGCCGACCCACATGGTGTCCGGCGACAGCCGATAATTATCCCAGCGGTTCTTCAGGGCGGCGTCGATCTCGACCACGCCGCCGGCGCCGTCGCCGGTCAGCGTCGAGCCGGTCCCGGCGCTGCCGGTCGCGAGGTACTGGACGTAGGCGTTCGAACCCGACTTGAAGGCCTGATAGAGCAGGCCGTCGAACACCAGCGCGTTGGTTGAGTTGTCGCTCGATCCCAAAGAGGCTGCGGTCTGCGTGCCGGCAGCATTGGCGGTGATCACCAGCGAATTGATGGTGGTGATGGCGCCCAGCACTTCCGAGCCCGCCGCGCCCCAGAACCAGGCGTAGCCCATGGCACCGCTGACCGAAGCAACGGTTGCGGCAATCGAGCCGGCAGTGCCGGAGCTGATCGAGGCGGTGGCATTCGCCGACTTGCCGGCGGCGCCGCCGCCGAACGTGTCGGAAGAGCCATCGGCATTGCTGCGCGTGATCGCACCTTGAATGCCAGCGGTGACGCTGCCGTTGACAATGCCGTCGAGCGCGAGCGCAACGCAGATCACGCTATAGGGGCTGGCACTCGCGGTGAGGCTGCCGCCGGAGGTCGACGGCGCCAGCGACGGTGTCGGCGTGGTGCCGAGCGGCACCGAGGTGTTGCCGCCGAGAATGAGCAACTCCTCGCCGAGCATGCAGGCTTCGAGCCCGATCTTGGCGCCGATCGCCTTGACGTCATCGAAACCCATGCCGGCATATTGCGCTTCGAAATCGACCGATGTCTCGATGCCGATGCCCTTATAGGCGGCACTGTAATCCTGCGTCGTCACCGCCTGCACGCCGCCGCGATTGCCGCCGGAAACGCCGATGCGGAGCCCCGTGGTGTTGACGCCGGTCACGGCGCGCCAATTGGCCTGGATGCCGCCTTTGCCGGAGACGCGCGGGATCTCATTGCGCAGTGGCGTGAGCAGCGGATAGACGAATTTCGCGCCGGTCTCGAGGTCGTAATACGTCAAACCCGAGGTGGGCGACGTCGATTCCGAAAATGTGCTCTTGGCGAGCGGATCGCCCGGCATCGGATTGGCGTGCGCCTTCTCGATCTCGCGCAAAAAGCTGCCGGCGCCGGTGAGCGCGGCGTCGTAATCCTGGACGCTGCGCGCCAGGGCCGACTTGGCAATAATATGCTGCAGATTAGGCTGATACATGATGTCGTTCCCGTCGTTGGTTGGTTGGTGGCGTCGATTGTTCACTCATCATTTCGGAGCGGCGCCAGGCGTCGAATCCGAAAATTCTTAACCGGCAGACCGCGATCAGCGAGCCCCGGGCCCTTGCTTCGCTCGGCCCGCATGACGACGATCAGGCGGAGATCGCGTTACTCTTAGCGCGCACGAAAGCCCGGAATGGCCCGCATCGGATTGGCTTGCGCCTTGCGGATGGCGGCTTCCGCCAATGCTTCGAGCGCGCCGGGCTGATCGAGCAGCGCGTCGGATTTGGGAAAGATCGAGTCGTCGCTCTTCTCGGCGATCCGTACCGACGTGGTGCCCAGCGGCAACGGCTGATCTTCGATCTTCTTCAAGCGCGTCGACACATCGTCGAGGCGCGCATTGAGGCCGTGGAGCGCCTTCGTCAGCGTATTTTCAACCGAGCGCGTGAGGACTTTGACGAGCTTTTGCGTTGTCTCGCCGTCTACGGTTTCTTCGGCGCCCTCCCCCGCCTGCGGAGAAAATTTCGGCTGTGGATCGACTTTGGCGCCAGCGATAGGGCCGGCGGCGGCGCAGCAGTCGGGATCGAGCTCGACCAACAAATCGTGGCTTTGCTTGATACGCTGCTTGTCGAGCTTGGAATGGCGAGCGCCTATCTTGGCAAGCGCCGCGGCCAGCGCATCGCCATTCGGCAGCAACGCAGCATCCTTGAATTTACGCAGCTCGGTGGAGCCATCCACCTTGATCACCGCAAAGGTCGCCTCCGGCAGGCAAGGATAATCGACGAGCGACACTTCCAGCGGCTCGGCGGTATAGCGCGTGAGCGCCGGCTCATCCGGGTCCGGCCAGCGTTTCAGATAGCGCCCGCCTTGGGAGAACCCGGTATAGACCCCCTCCTCGACCTTCTGCCACTCGGCATCGTCGACCACCTTGCCGCAAATCTCGATGCGCTTTTGCTCGTCGTTGAACGCGATCTCAATAAGCTTGCCGGCCGCGACGTTGGAGTGCATGGCGCGAAGGTTGCCAAGACTTCTGCCTTCGGTCGCGCTGGCAAAATTCTGCGACCAGGTCTGATAGCGCGGCTTGGTGGTGGCGTAATCGCACACCTCGCCGGCGACATCCGGCTTCTCCGCGGTGACAACGCCATAGACCAGGCGTTGCGCCGCATCGATCTTGGTAATGGGTACGAAGATTTTCATGTCATCCATCGTGCACTCCTGTTTGGATGTTTGCGGCGCGAGATTGCAGCCAAGGAATTCGAAAGCGCTTATGCCCATTGTGAGATTTCGCGCCCACCTTTCGAGCGAGCAGCGGGAAGCGAAGGTCACGGGCAATGCTATAAGGTCGTCAGAGCCGCGGAGCGGTTCCCCACCGACGAGGTCATGAGCGCGGTCGCAAATGCAAAATGCTCAACCGCGAATGGGCCAGGCTCGAAGCGACAGCCTGGTAGCGACACCGTCGTTCAACGGTGAACCCGGATATAGAAGTGGCCGATCGAGTTGAAAAACAGGAATTCAAATCGCAGGTGAGGCACGGTAGGTTGCCATTCGACGAATGCCCGCAATTCTCCTCGCGACAGGTCGTAACACCAGTCATCAAAAACGAGTATTGCGCCGTTACTCAATCGATCCGACAAAAACGCCAGGCACGAAACCGCGGGCTCATAGAGATCGCAGTCGATCCGCGCAAAGCTGACCGCCGCAATATCGTGCATGGCAGGCAGGGTGTCGGAAAACCAGCCGGGAACCAGCGTCACTTGCGGATCATCGGCAAAGCGGGACGATACTTCCTCATAGGCTACGGCATAATCGCCATCTTTCCACCAATCGTGATCGCGGTTGGGGTCCGGCGGCGAAAGTCCCGCAAAACTGTCAAAGCCGTAAACGCGCCGCGAGAAGCCGATGTCCTGCATGGCGAAAGACAACCGCCATAGCCAGTCACCCTTATAAACCCCGAATTCGACGACATCTCCGGGAACGTCGGCTGCTTTCAGGCCGGCCAAAAGTTCCTTTACCGCCTCGAATTCGGCCATCACCATGGCGTCGTTGATCATTCGGCCGAAACGATCCCGCGGGGTGAAGCTCGTAGCCGGATTCGTAGTTGGCGCCACGCCTTCCATCCCGAATACGGATGCAAACCAACTCGTATAGCTCGGTCGGACTACGGCCGGTCGACGGCGAAAAAACAT